TCCGTCCTTCCTCTACCTTACTATTTATCATCTCAAAGAGAGGCTTTCCATGAGCGTCCACACGATTAAATAAGACGAGAGTATTTCCTTTAGCATCCAGAGCGAGATTGCGAATGAGCCGATTACGAGTAGTGTTTCCAATAAGGAAGTCAATTTCTTGCTGGTATGTCTTGATTCCAAAGTCTTTCCTCACTTCTTTTGAATAATTTAATAAAAGTACTTTAATGTCTAAAGGAGCCAATGTTCCTTCGTCTTGTAACGTTTTTGTCATGGTGACCTGATGGACGGGACCAAATAATCCCTCGAGGACAAGTCTGTGAGTCTGTGTACCGTCGAGTGTGCCAGTTGTGCCAAACCTATACTTTGCTTGAGTCGCCTTGTTCATAATAGACGACAGGGACTTAGACTTAAACCCGTGGCACTCGTCACCGATTACCATACCAAACTGTTCGAACCATTTCTTAGGATACTTATAGATTGACTGCCATGTTGATATGATAACACGTTTGTCCGTGTTCTTGTCTTTACCCGAATAGATCCTATGGCAGGCGTTCTCAACTAACATTCCGTAGTCTTTAAAATCTGCGTACATCTGTTCGACCAAAGATGTAGTTGGTACAATAATCAAAACTTTATCATGTTCATTTACCATACTCATCCAATATTTCATAATCAAATAGATAATGAATGACTTACCAGATCCTGTAGGTGATAACAGAATAGCTCTATTTGAAATCAAAGCACGGATTACTGCGTCGTACTGATAGTCTCTTGGAGGGAAAGGTAAGTGAGAAGCCTGTAAGAACTGATCAAATACTTTTTGTTCTACAATATTTTTATCTGTAGGTGCACCGTAATCTGACTCTTCGACCTCATAGGTGTATCCTCTCTCAGCACAAAACTTACGAAGGTAATGAAATAGGCCAGCGTTCAACTCATTTGTCATGCTATTGTACAGGCGAATCTTTCCGTCCCATACTTTATTACGATAAGCAGGCATGAACTTATAACCGGGAACGTAAAAAGAGAAGTACTCTGATAGTTCCTGAGCATGTCCACGTTCACAGTCGACATACATCATACTATAGTCTTTGAGTTGAACCTTATAGTCAGCCATCAGTCACCTTGTTCAAACTGCCTCCAACGAATCATGTTCGAGATAGTTTGATGTCTCCATTTTAAGTTATCAATTATATCTGTAAGACTATCTATAACCGTCTTCCAGTACTCTATTTTCTCTTCGGACTGCTGGATCTCTGGATCTGAGTCGTAATAGTAATCCATTTCACCTTTGAGAATACGTAGACCATTGAACGGATCGGGATCCCAACCTTTTTCAATCAGCTGGTCCTGATCCATCTTTCCGTTATAATACAGCCATTTCTCTTTGAGTAGGTTCTTCTGAGCAAACTCCGCTTTCTTCTTCATGAGCTTAGCCTCGGCCAAGAGCTGAAGGTACTTAGCGTGTAGTTTCGGAGTATCTCGAGAAGTTGAGTCTAGTTTATTATTATCAATAATGCAGTCCTCTTGCCACATAGCAAGAATCGTTTTCAAGTCAATCATAATGTTCCTATTTCAGTTAAGAAACTTCAAAGTAAGAGAATCTAAAATTAGCGGGATACGTAATAAAAGATTCGGTGGTGGTCGATTCAAAAGATATGTTACCCAGACCAGTTGGTATACAATCCTTGTATTTGATTTGTCGAGTAACGTTATTGTGACTAGATAAGATAGACACAGTAATATCAGCACTCGTCGGTGGTATCGTACTAGTTCTATTTAGTGGAGATTTATAATCCTGTTGTACGATGCGAGTAATCCAGTTGTACATCTCAATGTATGAGTTCATGTTCTCATCTAGAATAATCAATGCAGATAGTTCTCCAAACCGTAACGTATCTCCAGCAAAAGGTACATTTGCCACACGTAGATGTGGAAGTTCTGCTGCGGTTAGAGATGTGTCTGGATGCAGCACAGATTGAGCAAAGAACTCAAGGTTAGGAAAGTTCTTCCTATCAATTGTAAGTTTAAACGCGTTTGGCTGTAGGTAGTTAATATTATTGAGCTGGCTCGTAGAGCTCGTAGTACTTACATCTACAGTGACGCTTGGATTTAATGTAGGCATAATTGTTTTCCATTACTGAACTTGCTACTATTTATAAACGAAAAAAGGCTGCTTTTCAGCAGCCAAGTTTCGAGGGAAACTACTTTACTCAACGCCGCTGTTCAACGACGTGATTGTCTGGGAGAGTTTAGGCCCGGTCCCCTCATCTCCACGACGCTGAGTAAAATAGTCTCCTTATGCGTTTTCAAAGTTATCTGCTAATACGTCAAAGCAAGCGTCAATGTATTCTGAGTTATAGAACATACGAAGACCTTGATACATGTCAGACTCAACAAAGTTCCAGAAGTCAGTTGTACCAACACCAGGACGCGTATTGAATTCGTCTTGAACTGCTGCGTTGAAGCATTCGATTACGTCGTTCTTGATCATTGAGCCATTTGGTAGTAACATTGGTATCTCCTTTATCTGATATATCTAGAATACCATATAAAAAAGCAAATGTAAAGGAAAAAGTTTTGTTTAAAAACAACAGCTTACGCTTTTTTTTCGAAAACAAACGAAACTTTTTTATAAAAAAAAGGAGGGCCGAAGCCCTCCAAGTTTAAGATCTCTTATAGTTATATCAGGCTTACGCCATGATGTTGTCTACACGGAAGATACGGTAGTACTGGTTAGACTTAGCTGTGCCCAAACCGTTGTTGCTGATCGCACCAGGTGTGAATGGGTTGCCTGCCATGCCGTAACGAGTTTTGAACCCGATTTTTGGCTGGAAGTCATTTTCACCAACCGCACGTACCATTGTTAGTGGAACGTATGGGCAGTAGAAGATACCGGCGTCATATGGGTTTGTGCCTTTGTAACCTACAGTTACATAGTCAGTTGTCGCATATGGGTCGATATAGACTTTTGTTTTACCGTTAAGAACACCAGCAAATGTGTTGCCTGTGTCGTCAACGTTCAAGTTAGTTGAAAGCGCTGGAGCATAGTCCAAAGCACCTGCAGCTGCAAGAGCAGAAGCAACGTCAGAAGAACAGATAACGAAGTTACCTTTACCGCGACGTGTTTCTTTTGCGATTACGTTTGCATCACGTTCGATTTGTACGTGTAGGCCTTTGAACTTTTCAACTGACCAACGACCGTCAGCATCTGTTGACATGTCAAAGATACCGTTGATTGCTGTAGAAGCTTGAGAAGCACCAGTTTTAGCTTGGCTGTTGATTGTACGGATTACTTCACGGTTGATTTCCGCTAGAATCTCTGTTGACAGAATGTTTGCCAATTCTGTCTCAGCATCAAGACCGTGAATCGCTTTCAAGTCTTGTGCTAGTTCTAGAGAATATTCCGCTTTCAACGCACGTGATTTCGCAGTCACGGTTTGCTTCTCGATGGTGAAGCCCATGTTGCGGAATGCGCCAGAAAGTTCTGCATTCTCTGTTGTCATACCGTCGCCAAATGTTGGACCAGTACGATCGTTGTTGATCGATGAGTCGCCATTTGAGTCGGTCAATCCACCTAGACCTGATGGGTCTGCAGATTGTGTATCAGAAGAGTCACCAGCATATGTAGTGTCTGCTTCGTTGAATAGAGCTTCAGTTGCACCAGTTGTACCTGTGCCGTAACGTGCTTTCATCGCGAAGATCAAGCCTGTTGGGCCAGTCATCGGCTGAACGCCTGCAACGTCATATGCGATCATGTTAGGTGCTGCGCGACGTACCAATGAGATCAATACTGGATCCCAGTTAGATACAGAAGCGTTAGTTACAGAAGTAGCAGGACCAGCTTCTGACAAGAAGTTCATCTGTGCGCGCTCTTCACGAAGAGCTTTTTCTGTGTTTTCTAGAAGAACAGCGGTAACTGCTTTACGGTGGGAGTCAGCGATAGAACCAGCAGATTCTTCTGCTAGAACTGGGTTCCACTTTTCCACCAAACGATCATAAGTTTCCATTATAGGGACTCCTTACTTGGATGATTTTCTAATTGCGTTAAGGTACTGAGACATTACGTCGCTAACTTCTTCAGAAGGTGTTTCTTCTTCAGTGTCTTCAACGATTGCTGACTCAGCGGTTTTCTTTGCGAAATATGCTTCTTTGATTGTAGCAACTTTTGATGCAAATGTTGCTTCATCTTCGAAGTCTACGTCTTCCGCAAGAGTTTTTAGTTTTTCGACTTGTGTTTCTGCTAGATCACGAGCTGCTTCACGAATGATAGCATCACGCTTTAGGTCTTCTAGCTCTTCACTAAGTGCGATAGATTTTGCCATTGCATCGTTGTAGCTTTCTTCAAGCTCTTCGTTTGCAGCAGCTAGTTCGTCGACGAGGTCAACTTTGGACTCAGGTACTTCGACATAAGACTCTACGAACAGATCTTTCATCTTGTTCATAAATGTCTCTGCGATCTCGGTACGCAGACCAGCTTGTACAGCCACTCTGTTTTCTTCCATCCATGTCTCAACAACATAGTTGAGGTAGCTATCAACTTTCTCTACCATCTCTTCTTTTGTAGAAGCTAGCTCTGTTTCCAGTTCTTCCGCATATGCTTCTTCCAAACGATCGATTTCTTCGGAAAGTTTTGCTTTTACCGCAGCTTCAAAAATTACAGCTGTTTTGGCTTTAAACTCTTCTGAAAGAGTTGCCTCAGATTCAACCAATGCGTTTAGGTCGTCAGAGAAATCGACTTTATAGTCAAGATCTTGATCTTCAGCAAGAGTAGCCTCGACTTCGTCTAGGTCTACGTCTTCACCCATCATTTTGCCATATGCACCGACAAGGTCTTCTTTTTTCATTTTAGACATTTTGCCGTACATTGCATTGATCATGCCAGCTTTTGTTTTTGGCATTGGTTCTGCGTTTGATTTGTCGCCTTTACGAGCTTTCGCCTTAGGGCCTTGGTCTTCCGCAGAATCTACAGAAGCGACAGATTGTGCCTCTGCATTTTTAGGATCGTGAGCTTCCACAACGTCGTTGTCATCGAGCTCAACATCCTGTCCTTGGATTTGATCAGTCATGTTTGACTCCTTATGTTCTACTTTTCAGCAACGAGAGGAAATTCTTAAACTCACGAGTTTGAACCTCATAGAGATCCGCACGTGGAGCCTTCTTAATTTCAGTCTCCATTCTTTCAATTTCTCGAGCTTCAATCACGCCGTTATTCCAGATCCACTCAACACCTTCCATGATTCCATTTACAAATGCAGTCGGTGCAGATGGGTCTTGTACGATATCAACCGTATTAAGAATAAAGTCGTCTTTGACGACCATTACGCCGTTTTTCTGCTCGAGGCTACCCATACCACGAGTTGAAACACCCAGTTGAACGCCACCATCAAGCAGACCCTTAACGATCTGTCCATTCGGAGTATCCAAAATGCGTGCTTTACCCACAACATCATTGTTTTGCCAATCAAGCGCCTCAATGAGGTGGGATACTTTGTCCAAGTTTACTGTTGGTCCTTCGGGATGGTTTAGTTCTCCAACAGCACGCTTAGAATTAACTTGTTCTTTAACGTATTTATCAACAGCCTTCTCCATAATAGCTTTCGGATAGATCCGGCCATTACGGTTCTTTTGCTCTGCTTGCATGAACACGCCTTCAATAAAGTAGTTCTTACCACCGGACTCTTTTGCCTCGGTGATGACTTCAATATTGTGGTCGTTGTATTCAGCAATTAGTTTCATCGTTTTAACCTTTATATTGTTTTAGAAACTCTTTCGCCATCTTCTCAGCTTCAGCCTGATTGGTGTAAGAGTCTAATTTTTCATTATCAATATAAACAACGAATCTGCCCTTATCCTTATGGATCATGATACGATTCTTTCCAACCTTCATGTCTTTGACATGCTGGCCGGGAGGCATCTTACCACGAGCTTCTCTCAGCTGTTTAAACGTTTTCATTTTAAACCTTGTTTAACTATTATTTATACTATTTCAAATTTGTAACCAAAATTTATTCTTCTTCTGCAATTTCTTCAGAATCTTCAATTTCTTCTTCAGAATCATCTTCTGTTTCCAATTCATCATCAAAATCCATTTCTAACTGCTCTTCTTCTTCGCCGTTAAAAATCTGACCAGCCACCACCTTTACCTTTTCAGCTTCAAGTGCATCATTTACTTTTGATTGAAGTAGTTCATGAAACATAGGTTCTGCTTTGGCGTATTCTTGGCCAGTGATATTGTCAATTAGATCTTCAATACTCATTGTTCATCTCCAGTTGGTTCTTCTTTTGGACCTTCATCATCCATCTGCTTGGTCAAGTTTTCAATGTCCTCGTCTGAGAACTGTAGGACGTTTTTCATTACCCATTCTTTTGAGTAATATTCACCTACGTATTGTTGCATCTGATCAAGCGTTTGAATTCTTTCTCTCAATATTTCTGCATCTCTGAGTTCAGTAAAGTGGTTGTCGCGGATATGCTCAACGATAATATCGTTCTTCCACTCATCCCAATCTTCTTCAGTAATGATACCCTTAAGAATCAGTTGCTTCTTTAAGATACCATAGAAAAGCATATTGAATCGAGAACGTAATCTATCTATAAACTTCTGGAACTTTAATTCATCACGGTTAATCTCAGTGGATCTACCAAGTGAGAACTGTGATTCTTGTTCGAGTCTATTAATAGGTACGTTCAAAGATCTATAAAGACGTTTCTGGAAGTAGATGATATCGTCGATCTGTCCTAGGTTTTCTCCTCCAGGAAGAGTCGAGATCTCAGTACCTCTACCACCTTCACGTCTTGGAAGCCAGAAATCTTCCAGCATAGACATACTTTTTCTATCATCACGGATAGCACCGGTGTTTGCATCATATACAAGTTTATTACGGTACTTCGCCATGATATTCTTCATATATTCTTCGGCTTTACCACGAGGCAAGTTACCGACGTCAATATAGAAGATTCTACGTTCAGGAGCTCGAGCTAGTCGATAAATGACAAGCGAGTCTTCCATCATACGTAACTGGTTAATAGGTTTTAGTGCCTTATGTAGGTGAGAAACGACCTTACGACGTTCTTCGTCAAGCAAACCAGATGTAACGTAGCTGACAGAGTCAGCACTCATCTTGATTCCTTGTTTAGTGGAACCGGGTTTATCCTGATAGATAAAGAACTCGTTTACGTTTTCAATAATAGAAGCACCAGTAACTGGGTCTCTTTTCTTCTTGACTTCTTTTACTTTACGAATCTTTGCGGCGTCAATCGGACGAATTTCTTGAATACCAAGCTTTGGATTCTTTTCGTCTACGACCAAGTGGTGATACATTCTACCATCTGTGTACCAACGCTTAAAGATGTCGTGCCCCATGTTGTTAAACTCAAGCATGGAGTATACATTATCAAACTCTTCTGTAATTTGCTTCTTGATATTATCTGGAGCTTCAACGTTATCAAGAACGAGGCTCACAGATTTTTCTGTATCAGAAGAAGTAATTGACTCGTTTACAATATCTTCTACAGCAGCATCAACTTCAGGGTGTGTTGCAACCTGGCGGTACTGTCGAATTAATTGAAAGTCGTCTTTGGATTTTTTGTCGTCATCACCAATATTTACGTAGGTGCCATAGTGAGCACCAGCAGCAGTAACATAACCTGCTCCATCCTCGTCTACCGGAGGTACGATTGATGGCAGCATATCCTTTCCGCTCGATGCTTTTGCACGGCGGATTTCAAATCCAAATAATTTAAGCCCGTTATTATCTGCCATTGTTATTCCTCTTAATAGTAAAGAAAGGGCAAGAAAGCCCTGCCCTTCCCTCTATTTATTCTACTTACGTAGTGGTATCTGATTCCCAGTACTGGACTTGGAACTCAACAGTAAATCTCTCGATCTCGTTTTCTGAAGCGTAGTTCAGATCGATTGGAGAGATAGCTGTTGGGAAACAACCACGGAAGTTATATGTCTTCAGAGTAGAACCGTCTTTGTCGATTTGTTCAACAATTAAGTCTGCTTCGTAGTCAACTGGATTGGTTAGACCAGTGTTTGCCTGATGACCGTTCATGCCGTTCATCCAGCGTTCCATTGCGTTACGAATTCTGAAGTCAGTATCGTTAATGATAGTCGGTGTCCATACGTCGAATGTACGATCACCGGCCATTTTTAGTTGTCTACCACGGAAAGGTACGATGATGGTACCGATAGTAGAACCTGGAAGCTGAGCAGCTTCGCAAAGAAATGAAGTAATTTCTACGTCACCGTTTGCGTAAGTAGGGAAATTGATAGTTGCTTTGAACAGATTAGCTCTAGCACCACCGCCTCTCAGCTTGGATTTGAAATCATCAACTCCTAGAATAGCCATTTGTTTTCTCCTCTGACGCTATTATACTGTGCCTGCTACTTCTTCAAAGTCCACGCCAGTTCTAACAGCTACAAAGTTTAGAGTGATGTAGTTGATTGAACGTGCTGGCTTGATGAAGATATTAGCAATAAATTCATTTCTGTCAATAACGGCTGCTGTATTGTTTGTTTCGTCACATACAACACGGAAGTCCGTAATACCTCTTCTACCCTGGATTTCTCTCAGGAAAGGCTCAACAATGTTCACAAATTCAGCACGTGTAAACTCGTCGTTAAATTCGAAGAGTGTGTTTCTAGCGGCAAGAGCAACTGCTCTCTCGATTGTTAGGAACAATCTACGAACGTTGATACGATCGAACGCTGATGGACGTGCTAGTTTTGTTTTGTCGCCAAACAGGAGGACACCTTGTCCCGGAATGTTTGAGATTGGGTTAATACCCGCTTTGTATAGTGTATCACGCTGTGACTTGTTCGGTGAAGAAGCCAAAGATGTGATGCCAAGATACTGACCACGACGAGGACCAGCTGGTGAGAACCAAGGTGCCGCGTTGTTGTCTGTTGCCGCCATGATACCAGCTGTCGAAGACGCTGCTGGAATAAAGCGATATTTATCGTTGTACTTATCGTAAACTTTGAGGTAGTTGTTATCAGCTACAAGATAAGAAGATGCAGTAAATGTGTCTGCTGTTGTAACTGCGTTAGTTACTTGAGTAGCAGTAGATGCAACATTTACGATGTCTGTTCTTGCTGGTGATGCAACTGCGATTGCGTCTTTACGAGTTTGTTGTGCTGTTGAAACCAGATCGTTTACAACTGTTGTTTGATCAGCGCGTGCTGACATACCCGGTGCGATCAAGAAGTCTACTGTGATGGTGTCTTTATCTTCGAAAAGATCGAAACCAGTCAAGTATTCTGATGTTCCCAATGTACCTGAGTTAGCACCATTTGCTAGAGAAGAAGTTCTTACGTCTCTTGCTGATGTGCTATAGTCTGTACCTGAAACAGCGTCTGAACCTGCATCGGAATCAAATGTTCCGCTTGCACCAAATCCAGCCATCCAGATATATTCAGAACGATTATTGATTACATCTACTGCATAGTTAGATGTACCATCTTCGTTCTTCGCGTTTGAAGCTTTTGAAACGTATGGGAATGTTTCGAGTACTTCACCACGTGTACCTGTGAATAGACCGTCTTGGTCAATCACAACAACGTGCATTTCGTCGTTTGTTGCGCCTCTACCTGTTGCGAAGGTAGATGTACCTGGAGCAGCATCAAAGCTTGATGCATATGTCCAGTTATCAAACGCTGAGTCTGAAGCAGACTGTGGGCACAAAGAAACTTGCAATGAATTACCAAGTGCGCCTGGGTATTTAGCGATAAAGATGTTTTCATCGCTGTCTCTTGCTGATTGCTGTGAGTTCCAATCATCAAGGTTTTTAACTACGGGCTGAGTACTTTGTGATACGTCAGTCGCGTTTGCACCTGAACTGTCGACTACACGAACAGTTTGCAGTGCATTTGAATATCTCAGAAAGTAGGCCGCCGACAAGAAATCGACTGCTCTTCCTTCATTATCGTCAGGAGATCCGAAAGTCGCAGCAAGTGTAGCCTCGTTATCGATGAGGGTAGCTTGTTCAACCGGACCCCAACGAAAATCACCAACGTATGCGCCAGTTGTAGACTGTACATTAGGCACAACGCCTGTAAGATCTACTTCCTTGACGACAATCGCTGGAGACTCTGAGGGAGTAAATAGTGCCATGACTGTTTTTCCTTTTCCAGTGTTCTAATTATAAGCAAAACATAATAAGAATCTTCACTTGATAGTATTTATAATAATTTTAAATTAGAACTGATCAGTGTACTCGATAGCCCAGGGGTGCTCTTCTCTTTCTTGTTGAGCGATATACTCGGATCCATCGTCTACAAATCCAAACGGTAAGACATCTTCTTCAATCTCTTTGATTCTTTGTTGGAACATCATTTCTTTGAGATTAATGTCTGTCATCTCACCGAAGTAGTTACTGGTGGCGAAGTAACCAAACATCACCAGGTTCATCATCAGGTCATCGTGGTTACCCTCTGATGCTTGATACGATGATCCTTTAGCAACAAATGTCGATATTTCTAAGATAGTGTTTTCATCTACAATATCAAGCTTGTTGTTCTCAATAATATCCTTGATAGCAGAACAGCCAAGTCTCTTGACTTTTCGAGTCATTTCGATTCCAAGAGCATTTGCTTTTACTGCGGACTCAACATGCATATTTTCATATTCAAGTTCATGATACAGGCCGTTAGTTACCACACCACCCTGATCATTTGATTCAATTACAACATAAGCTTCGTTGTAGACTTTCGCATACTTATATATAATGTTAGGGAAGAGTAATGGAGAGATAATATTATTGCGATAAACAGCAACCTGTTTAAAGGGTCTAGCGCTAATATCGATCACATTAAATGTACTGTAATCCTGTCCTCTTCCTCTACTTACATCCACGGTCATGATATATTCATGATTTTTAACTGGTTCTTCATAGATAAGAACAGATTGGTTTTCTACTCGTCTTAGTGGTTCTTTTGCTTTGAGTTCTAATAAAGTATCTGCGCCAATAAGAGTATCACCAGTACCAAAGAAAGTGTTTCCAAATTCTTGGTCAAACTGCATCTGCGAAGTATTCGCGATTGTTTGTTTCTTCCACTCATCATCACGTCCAGGAACGTCCCACCAGTCAACTCGAAACGGAGTGTACTCATTTGTTCCTTGAACAGCACCTTCCCAGATCTTATAGAACGTGTTACCGATACCATTCGCTGTCGATGTAATAATAACTTTTGTATCTTTACCAGACGAAACCACAGGATAAGTTGATGTATAAAACTCTGCCGCTCTCTCAACAAATGCAAACTCATCGAGGTACAAAAGGTTTACAGACATACCACGAATTGATGATCCGCTTGTCGCAGCCGCGATTATCCGAGAGTTGTTCGAAAACTCTATTGAGCCTTTGTTCAATGCTTTGCAACCAGGCTGTAGAAAGAACGGAAGATTCTCGAGCATAAGAGTGACTCGAGCTAGCATTTCACGTGCTGTCGCACCCTTGTTGGCTAGCACAGCTATTGTCTTTTCGGGATGAAAGATTGCGAACCACAAAAGATACGCAACAGAACTGATTGACTTACCAGACTGTCGGCACGCAAGAACAATACTAAATCTGTTATTGTTAAAAGAATCAAACATTTTCTCTTGATAAGGATACAAGTCAAACGGCACTAGACCTTTGTCAAGTGATATAATCTTCGCGTAATGTTTTGCAAAATAAGCAGGATCTTTCATGCATTTGGCGTATTCCTGGACATCGTCTTTTGTCCATTCAGTAACTACACCATCTCTTTTTACATTAGGATTCCCGAGATAGGTCTCATTCATCTTTATAGTCTTTAATGTCAATCACATTGCTGTCAGTTTCAGCTAATAGCATTCTTTGTAAGTCAGTAGTAGAACCAACAAACAAATTATTATTTGTTGTGCCTGCAACTTGTTTTGGCTCGTCTTTTTGTTTAAATAATTTTTTCTTTTTATGAAGATCCATAAGGTTACCATTGATGTCAGACACAGTCTTCATCGTAGTAGCAAGGACTTCAAATGCTCGAGGATGTTCAGTGTTACGTGCTACATCCATCATATCGTCAAGTGCTGCTGATCCCTTGGCTAGAAGATCATGGTACATTTGACGAGCATATTCAAAATCATTTTCTGCATTATCAGAATCATTCATTATGCACTATCCACTGAATAATCAATCGTTTCGTTAAATCCATAGTCAGAATCTGGACTTACATCTGTCGGATCTGGAGTAACTGTAAGAGTCTCCAACAATTGATCCGAGTCAAGCAAGCCACTGCCGATCTGATAGAAGTTATTTATTGAGGTACGAACGATGCCTTGTTCTGCAATCGGTCCGTAGAAGTTCGCTTTCATTTCAAAGTCAAGCGTATAGATGATCGTACGTCTCTGTTCTACCGGTCCTTCAAAGTCATCAGTAAACGTAACGCCAGCGATTGTAATAGGAACGTCTTCTTTAATTTCTGTCAGGTTACTTAATGGACTCAACGTTAGAGTGTAAGTTGGATTAAACCTTGGCAGAATTTGTTCGACTAACTGGAGGGCATCGTCCTGATTCTTAGCGTATATACTCAGCTGAAAATTAAGGGTGTAAGGTACGTAGCTATAAATCTTATTACGTGTATTATTAGTAGTACCTGAATTAATATAGTTATTGATTTTCGGAAGCTGGCGAGTCGTGTCATATGTAATACCCAATAGTTCAAAAGACATACGAGGTAACTTTACCGCTACGCTCTGGTCCTGATTTAGATCCGGGTTTGAACGGATTCTTTCTAGAAACTTTTGTTTTGGAGCGTATGATAATGGTACCTTGACTTGAGAAATAGTCTCACCGCTTGAGTTCTTTCTCAAAACATACATTTCGTTAAACAAACGACCAAAGATCGCAACGCTCTTACGAAGTCTTTCATGATAGAAATAAACACCAAACATTAGCTAGGATCTCCAAATGGGTTTGATTCACTGAAGTCAAGGAAGTCAGTCAATGATTCGAAATATTCGTTCTGAGCATTTACTTGAGCAACTGTCTCATTGATTGCAGAAATAGTTCTTGTTAATGTATTGCCATCAATGTCTTCTGACTTGACAATACCACTCGTCGTAAAGAGATGGAACTCACCATCATCAGCTCCAACATGTGCAACCGAAAGAACATTACTTGAATCTATGTATTCTACAATCTCGCCAGAAATAACAACACCAGAAGACAGTGTTTGTGTCAGTGTATTACCGACAACAAATCCAGTGTCAGCAGAATCTACGAGTGAAAGATCAGCAGTGTAACCTTTCTTCT